ATGAACCGTTTAATAGTTTTTCTACTCTTTATATTTACCTCTCTTGGTATTATTGCTCAGCGTCCTCGCTATGAGAAGATGTCGCCCTTTGTTCGCGAAGCAATGGCTTCGGCATTGGCAACGAAGCAGCTTACCCGTAGTCAGAGTGATGATAGATTGTTGACTGCTTTTGTACGTATTGATGGTAATGCGGCAGAAGTTCTAAAGCAGTATGGCTGTAAGGAGTTGGCACGTGTGGGGGATATTAGTATAGCAGCCATCCCTCTTAGTAACCTCGGGGCATTGTCGTGTGGCAGACAAGTGAAGCGAATAGAGACAGGAAGACGATGCAGCATACAAATGGATACTACTCGATTAGTTGTTAATGCTGAAAAAGTTTATACGGGTGAAGGACTATCGCAGAGCTATACTGGACGTGGTGTCGTTGTTGGTGTACAAGATATTGGTTTTGATTTGACACATCCTAATTTTTATTCAGCTGATATGAGCCAGTATCGTATCAAAGCATTATGGGATCAGTTGTCGCGTGATACTATCGGTTCAACATTATATGTAGGTCGCGATTATGTAGGTCGTGATGCCTTGTTAGAACTGAGACATCCCATTGATGGTGAGACACAGACACACGGAACACATACAGCTGGCATTGCTGCCGGTAGTGGAGCAGAAGGGAATGGAGACATTTCCCCTTATCGTGGTATGGCTTGTGATGCCGACTTGGTATTGGTTGACAATGCTGCAGATAATGCTTCTTTGATAGATCCAAAAGATTATTATAAGTTTACCTATGCCACGGATGCACTTGGTTTTAAGTATATATTCGATTATGCGGAACGTATGCATCAACCGTGTGTCATCAATTTTAGTGAGGGTAGTTCGCAGGATTTTCATGGCTATGACCAATTATATTATGAGCTACTTGCTAAACTAATAGGACCAGGACGAATCATTGTTTCTTCTGCTGGTAACGATGGAGCAAGAAATTCGTATATACATAAGAATATAGGAAAAGAGCGAGCTGGAGCTTTTATCATGGGTAATGGGAAACGCTTTAGTTGTACGGTAAAGTCTAAGCAGACGTTTACTTTTCGAGTAAGTGTATATGATAACATATCTTCCCCGCAAATCGTTGATATTTCAACGGTTAATGTTTGTAATGCTCAAGACTCACTACTTACCGATTCCTTATTAGTAGGTGGAAAGAAATATATATGGCGTGTGTTGGCATATCCGAATAGTTATGATACAAGTGAGACGGCTTATGATTTTCAAATTAGTAGTCCATCGAAGCTTGGAGATAGTCCGCAAGTTTCACTTCAAGTTATTGGTAGAGATGCTGATATAGAACTTTACCGTATGTCGGGTTACATGTTTCCACATTCACTTGACCCCGTGTTGGATGCAGGGGATTGTAGATATACAATCTTCTCACCATCCAGTTCGCCAGATGTGATATGTGTTGGTTCGACAAGCTATCGTACACAGTTTGTTAATTATTTAGGTGAAAAGAAGGTGTATGATAGTGGACAGAAGGGCATCCGTTCTGCTTTCTCAGCTATGGGACCAACATTGGATGGGCGTATAAAGCCAGACGTAATGGCACCAGGTCAGAATATCATCTCATCTTATAGTACCTTCTTTATCAATAATCCAAAGAATGTAAATGCTTCTGTAAAAAGTGATGTGCGTCATTTTGAATATAATGGTCGTACCTATGCTTGGAATGCTAATGCAGGAACGTCAATGTCTGCACCTGTTGTGACGGGTGCGATAGCACTTTGGTTACAAGCTGATCCAACGTTGACGCCAGCTGATTGTCTGGAGATATTCGCTAAGACTTGTTCTCATTATGATACGTCACTCAGTTATCCTAATAATCTTTATGGATATGGGCAGATTGACGTTGCTGCAGGACTGAGAGAAGTTTTACGTAGAAAGGCTTTGGGTATTAATACGATTGGTCAAAAGAAGGTATCAGAGCAATATGATAACCGTATTTACCTCTTAGATGGTCGTTATGTAGGAACTTCTGATGCGAATCTACCTAAAGGTATATATATAAGAAATGGAAAGAAGTTTGTAAAGTAAAAGAAAGTACTCACTAAAAGTAGGTATTTTGCACAAACCATCATTTTTAGGTATTGCAGGTAATAGTTTTTCATTGTATCTTTGCAACCGTAAAGATTAATAAAATCAGAAATTAAATCAGTAACAAAATATGAAGAAGACTATTGTTGTTTACGGTTCATCAACCGGTACATGCGAAAGCATTGCAAATACCATCGCTGAGAAGCTCGGCGTTGAAGCTATTAACGTGTCAGATTTCTCTGCAGAAGTTGTAGCAGAGAATGACAATCTTATCCTTGGCTCTTCAACATGGGGCGCAGGTGAGTTGCAGGATGATTGGTATGATGGTATTAACGTACTGAAGGGTGCTGACCTCTCTGGTAAGACTGTTGCAATCTTCGGTTGCGGTGATAGCGAGAGCTATTCAGATACTTTCTGTAGTGCAATGAAGGAGATTTATGATGCAGCACAGGGTGCAAATATCCTCCCTGGTGTATCAACAGATGGCTATACTTTTGATGACAGCGAGGCTGTTGTTGATGGTAAGTTCGTAGGTCTTGCTTTGGATGATGTAAACGAAGAGGATCAGACTGAAGGTCGTATTGATGCATGGTTGGCAGATATTAAGCCTTCATTGTAAGATAAATAAACTTAGTGCTTACATTATAACTATTCACACGAAGGGATAACTATGATGACAGATATGATGACCGCCGATATGAAGGTGTTGATGAATCACATCTATGAGTACAAGAAGGGTGTTCGACAGATGGTCTTGTATACTTGTAATAAGAAGTATGAGTCATTTGCTACGCTCCGCCTCGAGCATCAGAATATCCCATATATCATCCAGCCGGTGGGTCGTGACCGTATGAACCTGTTCTTTGGTCGTCAGGAGTGTCTTGATGCCATCCGGCTGATGATTACCAAACCTCTTAACCAACTAACGCCAGAAGAGGATTTTATTCTCGGTGCAATGTTGGGATATGACATTCGCGTACAGTGCGAGCGGTACTGTGAACGCAAGTGCCGCACTTGTAAATGTGCGACATAAGCCAGAATTATTAAATGATAATCTTGTTCGCGAAATAAATTATTTCATAATGTTTTTGTATTATAAATAGGGGCTACTGGGAAGTAGTCCTTATTTGGTTATATATAGTTACTAGTCAGATAGTTACGTTAAAACTAGCAATAATATCGGTTAAGATGTACTATGTAAATTTTAGGCTTGATTTAGGGTATTATCCACGAAATTATGAACCGTTTTAAGAACTGTATTAAGAACTAGTAGTTATGTGTAGTATCAACAAACAAGTAAATTTAGGTGTTTCTTTTGTACTCAGAGACCGCAGGGCAACTAAGCCAACCACCCTGTACTGTATCACTAGAATAAATAGTAAGCAGCACAAAATACCGTTAGGGGTTAAAGTGTTGGCTAGTCAGTGGGATAAAACCTATCAACTAGCAATAATAAGTAACCTACAAAGTAAGCTAGATAACTATAACAACCAAATAGCCAATGAGAAGATAAATGAAATAAAAGGTAAGATTTCAGAATATTTAGACTATATTTGCACTAAAGAAGTAGCAGAATTAAATTTTAACTCACTTAGTAAATTTTTGGTAGGAATGGGAAAAACAGCAGCAGACTTAATAGAAAGTGCTTTTTATTATTTATACCCTAAAGACACAGATACTAGAAAGACCTATATATCTAGGCTTAATAGTTATCTAGAGTACTTAAAGGTTAAGAACTTGGATAGTTTGGAAGTATTTAAGCAGAGCGGATTAAACGCTTATACTAGATACCTCACTGAGAAGGGAGAGAGTAAGGCTATGATTAATGCAAAGTGTGAAATGATTGTTAGGCTAGTAAATAAAGTCTTAGCGATTGAAGAACCCTATCTTAAGTTTAACATTAGCGGAGGCCTACAGTACAATAAGAAGAAGGACAGTAGACCAGATAAAGGTAGATTTGCACTGACCTTAGAGGAGGTACAGGCTATAGAAAAACTAGACTTTGCCCCAGCTGAGAAGTACGACCTAAAAACTATCCTACCTAGACAGGAAGACGGCAGTATTAACCCAAAGTACCCACTAAGTCTTAGGGGTAGGTTATTAAGCGAGTATAGGGATATATTTGTCTTACAGTGCAGAACAGGACAACGAGTAAGCGACCTAGCACAGTACTTATTATATATAGTAGGACAGCCGACGGATAAGGTTAAACAGGTTGAAGTAGAAGGACAGTGCTATTATGAACTAAAGACAAAGAAGAGCCAAGGTAAGGAATGTGCGCTTATTGTAGAAGATGAGTATATTAGAACATTTATAGACAAGTATAATAGGGTTAAGTTTCTAATAGATGTAGCTAAGTTAGATAATAATAACAGCTACTATAATTACGCTATAAAGATGTTGGCAAAGCTAGCAGGGATAGATAGAGAGATAACCTACAGGAACGCACAGGATGAGGAAGTAACAGAACCAGCCTACCTTAAAATATCCTCACATTGCGCTAGACATACATTTATAACTCAGAAACTCATCGAAAATATAACTCCAGACAAGCTATGCTACTTGACAGGACATACAGACGATAATATGATAAAAACTATCTACAGCCACCTAACAAGCACAGATAAAGCTAGAATGGTGGGTGAAGTACTGGGGAAGATAAGGAAGGATAAGGCAGTAGAAAATCCCCCCACGAAAATAGAGGAAGGGTTTAAGTATGCAGGGTTTAAGAAGACTGAGACCCTAAGAATTGATAAGGTGGAGTTAGTGGGGGATAAAAGGTGTGTGGCTGCCTTAAAGTATATCCACGCAAAACAAAACAGCCTAGAAGATATTAGTAAGTGGCTGAGTAAGAACAACATAGAGCTAAGCGAGATAATCAAGGCACTAATACAGGCTGAGGTTAAGTGCGTGGGGGAAGATAAGGTAGAATTTGGGAAGTGGGAAAAGTACCTATTCACTTTGCAGGGTAACTTATTGAAAATGAATGAATTAAAAGAAATATGGAATAGCTAGGTAAGACAGGGGGGAAACCAAGGACGAGGACAGATGTACAGTGATGTATGTTTGTCCTTTTTTCATGTCTATACCGTAACTTACATTAAATCAGATAGTTACATGAAAAACACAGGATATTAAGGGTTGGGGGTATAAAGTATTGAAAATCAGACTGTTAACCTTAAGTGCTTGGAAGTTGGAAGGGTTTTATAGGTGTGTGGGGTATTGGTGGGGTAAAACAGGGCTTAAGACACGAAAAACACAGGATAATCCCCCCACCTCCCCCCAAAGTTAGGCCCGAAAATGAGTCAATTCCTTATAGGTGTAGATGTACGTGCGTATGTGCGAACATTTTATTAATTATTGTTTGCTTGTTTTTGTAGTTTCAGAAATCTAGCAAGTAATAGTAACAATGACATGAATTATTAAACAGGCCTATTTTTTGTCCCACAGGCAGAACTAGGGAAAACACAAACGACTATGAGAAAATCTAAAGAGACTTGGAAACCTATTACCTGTACAGATAATGTTAAGTACGAGGTGAGTAGTGAAGGTAAGGTTAGGAATTTGAAGACAGGTAGAATATTAAAACCTTTCTACACTAAAGGTTATGCAAGGGTAAACCTAACAAGTGCCTATAATGATAAAACTAAGCAGACCATGAAACTAGTACATCGATTAGTAGCACAGGCCTTCATACCTAACAATGACCAAAGTAAAACATTGATTAACCACAAAGACGAAAACCCACGTAATAACTCAGTAGCTAATCTAGAATGGTGTACGCATAAATATAATGCTAACTACGGAACTAGAACTGAAAGGGTGGCTAAAGGTAATTCTAAACCTATTCAACAGCTAGATTTGAAGGCAGGGCTAATTATTGCAACATACCCAAGTGCAAGTATAGCAAGCAAAGAAACAGGAATATTAATAAGTAGCTTGTCTAGGGTTGCAAGGGGTAAAGGTAAGAGGAAGACAGCTGGGGGTTATGGTTGGAGATACCAGAACTACAAGACTAACTAAACAATTAAACTAGATAATACTATGATGGGAATAATATACAGGTGGACAAATAAGAAGAACTGTAAGAAGTATATAGGTCAGACAATACACCCAGATAAGAGATACCTACAGCATAAAAGAGGTGAAAGGGCAGACAGTCAGATTATAGACAGGGCAATACTTAAATATGGTGCTAAGAATTTTGACTACACCGTACTACTAACTATTCATGCTGATACTAGAGAGGAACTAAGGGGACTACTAGATGAGGCAGAAATAGCACTTATTAGACTAGAACAAAGCTATTATAAGACAGGACTAGGGTATAACATGACACTCGGAGGGATGACCAGAGGAACTTATACACACACTGAAACTACTAAGATTAAACTAAGTAAGATGAAGAAAGGACACAAACTGAGTGAGACTGCTAAGAGAAATATAGCAGAAGGGCATAAGGGGCTGAAATTCACTGACCTACATAAAGCCAACCTACAGAAAGCTAACACCTGTAGAATGAAAGGGGTAAGACAGATGACTAAGGAAGGGAGTCTAGTAGCTGAATATCCTAGCATAAAAGAGGCAGAGCGACAGACAGGTATTAATAGAGGTAATATAAGCGATTGTATTAAACACTCAAATAGAACTGCAGGGGGCTTTAAGTGGGGAAAATTGTAGTACAGAACCCCTAGAAGTCTTATACATAGAAACAAACTAAAATAATAATAAGCTATGAAAAGTAACAAGGTATTAAGTATTGTAGGCGGTGTTCTATTTATTATTGGAACAGGCCTATTTATGAAGTGTGAACAGATTAAAGCACAACAAGACATAGCACAAGCAGGGTTTCAAAAAGCACTAGTAGAGAAGAGCAAGGGACATGAGAAAGCAGAACTGAATGATAGTATAGTGTGGGAAGTAAACAGATAAAAAACTATGAAATACAATATAATAAACTGTAAGAATGAACTAATATTGAGTACTTATAATGAGAATGAAGTACTAGTAATGATTGGATGTAAGAGCCGTGAATATATAGACTACTTACTGAAAGGAACTATTAAAAGATTGAATGGCTATAGATTAGAACTAGCCTAAGGTTAATAAATCCTAGTGCGTGGCGGATCGGGTCACTACTTTTCGATAAGACACTAGGAACTCTCTAATTTCAAAACGCAAAAAGGCGGCGTTTGTTAATTTATTTTTTAGGGTAGGAAGGTCAGTGATGATAGATGATAGCTTAGAATGACAAACAGTAAAGCTAGGATAAGGTTGTCTGCCCAGCCCCTAGCAATGACAGGTTTTTATAGGGTAACTTATAAAGGCAGGGTTAGTATAGTAGGGTTAAAACAAAAAACCTCCAAATTCTAGCTACTATACTACTCCTTAAAACGTCAACTATAATGCAGGTATAGGCCCTAGTGTGTAAGGTTGGATAAAAACCTAGGCACTACTTTTTCAATAAGGCTAGGGCTACAAACTTTTTAGTACGTGATGGAAGTAGAAGACTGAGCTACATTAAATAAAGACAGTCAAAAGTTGATAGACACCGCAACTATAAATTAAAGTACTTTTTTGGGTAGTCAAGATTAGATACACTCCTAAGCTCTTCAAGTACTTTAGGAAAGGGTGACACAGTTAGGTATAGGGATGTTGGGACTACTAGGATTGCTCAGATAGTAGTAGTTTAATATAAAATTAAACGGTGACGGAACTACAGACTAACAAAACACATGACAGCTAGATTATAACAGGTCTAGCAATTAGAATAACTTAAAAAATTATTCTCCATCTTCAAAGTCTCAACGAACTTAGTCTATCAATGGTTAAGTATTCGAGATGAGCAATTCCCTAGCGTATAAGGCAGGACTTAATCCATACCTGCTTAGATTACTACCCTTCAATGTGGACTAGGGAAACATAAGGACTAAATAAACTATTACAAAATGAAGGAAGACAAAGATTTTAATGTGACTGTTAGCCTTAGTAAACAAGGATATAACAGTAAGGAAGAGGCAATTAGTGCAGTTATGAATGACCGTAAGAAGATGGCTGAACTTGGTATAACTGAAAGTATGAGGTTTAAGAAGATAACCCTAACAGTTGAAGGGCTACTAGGGTATATCATGAACGGCTATACATTTTGCGGACTCTATCGGTACAAGGAAGGTAAGAAGGTATTTATTCAGACCTGTAGCGGAAAACAGTACTATACCATGCCAACAGAAAAGGACGGCTATATGAAAAGATGTGTTAAGAGGTCTGATTATTGGGAAGGTAGCCAAACTGTAAGTATTGATATAGATGAGACAGCCTACCAACATATACCAGCTTTTCTTAGTATGTTATCCTGCCAGCCTACCTTTACCTATACAACCTTCTCCGATAAACCAGAAAAGCGTAAGTTCAGAATGGTTTACGTAATGGATAAGATACTAGCAAGGAATGAACATAAGGCAGTATCTGAGGCACTACATAACCAGATAGAAAAGGAAACAGGGGAAAGAATACTGGATAGGTGCGGAACGAGGGGAGACCAATATTTTAACGGTACGACACAGAAAGGAGAATCATATATAACAGGGTTTGTGTATGGGCTGAAAGATATAAGGGGATATTTTGATGAACTACTTAGACTTGTACAGGAAGAGGAAGATTCTACAAAGATAACCCTAGATAAGCAGTTTGTGGGAGACTTAAAACTACTAAGCTATAATCAAGTTGTCGCAAAGTACAGTAAGGTCTATGAATACTACTATAGAACACAGATAGACTTTAAGGACGGTGAGAAGTATAGATTAGTTAGCGAAAGACACGGATACTATCAACTTTATTTTAGGTGGATTGAAGATAAGCCAGTGAAGTATGTAGACGGTGAGCATAGAAGAGCAAAACTTAACAACTATGCAAGACTGAGACGACTGATTAAGAATGATACAACCCCAGAAGAACTACTATATAACTTGTACATAGACCGTGAACGTTTCTTTGATAACTCAGATGATACCCTAACTATTGATTGTCTTGTTAGTATTGTTAAAAAGACCATGAAGAAGGAATTAGACATACTACAAACGGAATACGAGGAAAGCAGGGAGGCAGTTAGAAAAGCAATGAAGGACGACTACCACGAGAAAAAACTAGTAGTAAATCCTAAGTACTATGGAAAATACGAACGGTCTAAGATGATGGCTGATATTAGAACAGGTACAAAGGAATGGAACTACCACCTAATCGACTTGTATTATAACCCAGACATGACAGTACAGGATAATTTAGAGGTACTTAAGAAAAACGGTGTAGAGGTAAGTAGTAGGACTTTGTACAGGTATTGTGAAGATAGGGGTATAGTACTGAAACTTACTGATGATGACCTAAGAAAGTTAATCAATCCTAACCTAAGTGTACGTAAAAACCTAGAACTACTGAAAGCACAAGGTTATAAGATTGGAATAAACAAGGTACAGAAAATATTAAAGGAAAGTTCAATTAGTAAAACATTGAACGGTAATAATAACCAGTCCCAACCCTAAACAATAATGGGAAGGGACACTAAAACGATAGGAGATAAAAGAAATGAAGACAGTAGATTACACACTGATTGAGAAGTACTATGATGAGAAACTAAGTAAGAAGGAAAACTTAGAACAACTGAAAGCTAAGGGAATTGAGGTAGGTAAAACTAGTCTCTATAATTACTGTAAAGATAAAGGGATAAGTGATAGATTAGGTGAGGATGAACTGAGACACCTAATAAATCCTATGCAGACAGTAAGACAGAACCTAGACTTATTGAAAGGGAAAGGTTATAAGATTGGTAATGAGAAGGTTTGTAAGATGTTGAAAGAACTAAAAGAACAGCCTACCTATGAATTGAAAGAGGATAATATGGATGAGAAAGAGGAAGGTGAACTAGTGCTAAGTGTCAGTAGTAATAGGCCTGTAAAGATAAAGATAACAGGAGATAATGAACTTAGTATAACCCTAGAAGACACCGATAAAACACTAACAGATACAACAACTATAAACATCTATAAAAATTAAGACCTATGAAGACAGTAGATTATGTTAAAATTGAAAGCCTGTATAACACTAGATTAAGCATACAGGAAAACTTAGAAGTATTGAGACAGAAGGGTGTAGAGGTCAGTGAGAGAACCTTATATAGATACTGTAAGGATAAAGGGATAGGTGATAGACTTAGTGATGAAGAACTGAGACACCTAATAAATCCAAGACAAACTATAATGCAGAACCTAGAGACAATCAAGGGGCAAGGGTATAAGATTAGTAAGGATAGGATTAGTAAGGTATTGAAAGAAAGTTCATTAAGTAGACCTAGTGATGATGAAGGACAGGTTAAGACGGAAATACTTACAACACCTAAACCTACCCTAAATGATATAGTAGGGCTTGATAAATTTCTAAGTAGCCTAAACCCTAACATTAATGAAGAGTGGCAAGGGAAGGAAACTAAAGAGGAGGTTTGGCAAGAGAAGGATAAGGTTATAGGTAATGATTGGCAGAAGGACACCGAGCCTGTAGTAGATGAAGTGAAACCTACTGTACAGGAAGACACTAACCCACTTTGTAACCTTAAATTTGATTTTGCTAAGTTAATGGGAGATTTCTAAAGTATTGATTATGAGATAGATAGACGAGCGACCAAAGCGCGCCTACTAATTAAAGATAAAGGACTCACTACTACGTCTTTAACGTTAGTAGTAGTGTGTCCGTATATGTATCTGTATAGGTATATATAAGATACCTATTATATACAGTAATGTCAAAATAAATACACCTTAGAAACCTAGTATAAAGCCTAGAATTAACCAAATATTACATAACTGGCTGATATATAGTAAGTTATAGTAAAAACAACCTTCTATTAGGGTTAAATGGCAGAACAAGGAATTAATGGCAAAATAAGGACGTACTATAAATCCTATGGCAATACAAGGAATTTAACAGTAAAGTATTGGCAGAATAAGGAATATACTATAAATCCTATGGCAATACAAGGAATTATTAGTAGGTCTTATTGGCGAAACAAGGAACAACATAATAATTAACCGTCTTAGTATTTGACTAGGACATAAACATTAAATAGATATGACAGCAGAAGTATTTAATCAGACTGAGACAATGACAGAAGAGGCTAGAAGAGAGTATAGCCGTCAACTTGAAAAGGAGTTATTCGGTGATGTACAGGATAACAGGGAAACAATCTTACCTAGCAAACCAAAGACTAATAAGAAGGATGATACAGTTAAGCTAAGTAAGAAGGAGGAGAAGGAACAGGCTAGGGAGAAGTTTTTATCTACCTTAGAGAATGCTAGGTATAATGATGAGTCTAAGCGTTTAAGCCTCTACACATTTGACGGTCGTAGTAATGATATGTTTTGGGAAATGGTATTAGAGGCTAGGAGAAAGAAGTTAGAAGGTATTGTAGATGAGCCTGTAGATAATACCCCAAGCAATCCAACCCCAACAACTACTACAACTAATCAATCAGACCCTTACCAATCAGACCCTATGCTAAGAAGTCTAGGTTTAACAGGGAACGAGAAAGAGGACAACATTAAGATACAGGATAGCTTATTAGGTCTTAGTGGCAAGTGGGATAAACTTTAATCAAGGAGGACAGTAGCAATGAAGAAGATAGAGAAGTCAGTATTAGATAAGAAGGGTGTAGAGATAGAACGTGCAACCCTAGACAATGAGGTACAGGAACTAACAAAGGAGGAAGTACTAGAAAGGTTTAAGCAGCAAACAGAAAGACGACAACTACCTAAGAAAAGCTGGTTAGACTTTAGGGTGTTCTAGTGTGTAAAAAGTGCAGTTCAGAAGCCCTAGAATCCTAATAAGTAAGAAAGAAATTGTTTTCAATCTGTAATAGTTTATTGTCATAATTAGGTAGGGGTTAGTAGTGATATTAGCCCTTACCACTTTACTAATACAGACTGAGAACTAAACACTAATAAACTATGCCAACAATATACAGGCCACCAAAGAATACAAACAAAGATTCTTACAGTGCCAAACGAAAAGCAGAACGACAGGCAATATATAGTAGCACGACATGGAAACAACTAAGAGATACAAAGCTAAGACAGAAACCCTTATGCGAATGTTGTCTTAAGCAGGGTGTAGTACGAATTGCAAAGGACGTACACCATGTTATTAGTTTTATGTCTACTACTAATCCTATTGAGAGAGATAGACTAGCGTATGACTTAGATAACCTACAATCTTTATGTAGGGAATGTCACAACGCTATTCACAACCCAAAGAAGAATAACACAACACCTAGTAATAATGTAGGGGAAGACTTACAGTACTAGGTTTGAAGTATAAAGTCAGATGATAATGTTAGTTATTAGTAGGGGTGAGGTAGAGAGTAAAGTGTAACAGTTTGATTTTAAGCACTTTATACCCCCCGCCCCTATCTAACTATTTGACTATCAACGTTTTACCCCACCCCAGTTTTATTTGCACACGGGAGGGTAATTTTTAACACATTTTGAGATTATGACAAGAACATTAGACGAAGTATTAGACTGTTTAAGACTAGACTATAAGAGACCAATATTAAACCTAGTAGATGGTGTTTGGACTTACTATAATGGATGTAAGAGTAGTAGAGGTGAACTAGAATTTTTATACCTAGGCGACATAACAGACCCAACTACACCCCACTTAGATACTGAACTAGGGGGAGAGGATATACAGTACTTACCTAGCTTAGATATGTTGCAGGGTAAGGAGGAACAAGCAGGGCAGAGATTAACAAACTTAGAGAGAGCTGGTTATCATATCTACATCTTAGCATATAGAATAGGTGTACGTGATATGTTAGATAAGCGAATGAGGTATATAATGTTTGCAAGTCGTTCCTACATGACAGACGACTTACCCACAGACGACTACCACCGTGAAAAGTGTGAGCTGGTTAAGCGTTCATTAAATCTACTAGAAAAATTATATAATGAGTAATACACACTTTAATAAATCTAAGGCAGCAAAGAATGATGAATACTACACAAGGCTAGAAGACATAGAGAAGGAACTAGACCACTACAGACCATACCTAAAAGGAAAGAAAGTAGTTTGTAATTGTGATAGTGAGGCTAGTATGTTTTGGACTTACTTAACTACTAACTATGAAAGTCTAGGATTAAAAGGACTAACGGCTACTCATTACGATCGGAACGGTACATATAAGTTAGACTACATAAACGGACAAACTATAAAGACAGCAGTAAGTGGTGATGGTAGCTTTAATAGTCCTGTAAGTTTGGAAATATTAAAGGAGGCAGATGTAGTAATTACAAACCCACCATTTAGCCTATTCAGAGACTATATAGACACTATCAAGGACAAAGATTTTATAATAGTTGGGAGTATAAATGCAGTGACTTATAAGAGTGTTTTCCCACTGTTTAAGGCAGGACGGATTAGGACAGGTCACACAACATTAAGCAGATTTATAACTCCAGACGGTACAGAGGTAAGTCTTTGTACTATGCCATGGTTTACAACGCTACCAGTTACAAGACAGGAACTAGAACTAACTGCTACATTTAATTCCAAAGACTATCCAACTTACAGTAATTATCAAGCTATCAATGTGAATAAAGTAAAGGACATTCCAAGCGACTATAGAGGTAAGATGGGTGTCCCTATTAATTTCATACTCAAGCACTGTAGCAGTCAGTTTAAGGTAGTAGATACAATTAGACCTATACTAAAGGGAAAAGCTATATATCAGCGTGTAATAATTGAAAGGATATGAAACCACTAAATCACTTAGAATTATTTGCAGGTATTGGTGGGTTTACAAGGGCAGCAGAACTATTATACCTAGATAGTGGCTTAGAGATACCAACTATAGCCTACAGTGAGATAGACAAGCACGCAATAAAGACCTACCAAGCAATACACCCAAGCAGTAAATATAGTCTAGCAATGGGTGACTTAATAGCATGGAATCAGACTAAGGACTACATAACTAGGAACTTAGATATAGATATTTTAACTGGTGGCTTTCCATGTCAGACTTTTAGTAGTGCAGGCAAGAGGGCAGGATTTCAAGACCCAAGAGGAACACTATACAATGAGATTGTACATATCCTAGAAGTCAAGAAGAAACAGTACAAGCCTATCCCTTTTGTAATCTTAGAGAATGTAAAGGGACTATTAACACATGACAAGGGTAACACATTTAGGACTATCCAAGCAAGCCTATCTAAACTTGGCTACACTGTATATTATGACCTATTCAATGCAGCAGATTTTAAGTTAGCCCAGAATAGAAACAGGCTTATAATTTATGCCACAACCTTAGACCTGCCTAACTTTACCTTCACAACAACTAAGGTAAGGGACGTATTTAACAGGGACTTTAGGAATGATTGGAGCATAAATAATCAGTCTGAGGTATTGGATATTCTAGATAAAAAGGTAGATAGCAAATATAACACCTCAACTAGTCCAACATATAGGGCTTATCTGTTGGGGGAAAATACAAGCTACACAACTAAGCCAAAATTTGATAGACCAATAGCAGCAACCTTAACCTGTAAATCTGATAGAAGGGCAGGAATGGGGAACTACTATACACATCATTATATACAAACAGGTACTAGGAAACTTAACCCAGACTACCACACCGAGCCACTTAGAAGAATTACACCTACTGAGTCATTTAAGTTACAAGGATTTACAGGACACGATGTAGAACTCGCAAGACAGGCAGGGGTAAGTGACACGCAATTATATAAACAGGCAGGTAATAGTTATGCGGTTAATATGTTCTATGCAATTTCCCACTACCTGTTTAATGACCAAAGAATACAGGAAAAACAATGATAACAAAGAAAAAGATACAGGCCTTATATCCAGATGTTAGGGAGTCAGTACAGGAATATATGTACAACGCCTATAAATATCTAGAGTCTGAGTATGGGGAAGTTAAGGCAGAATGGAAAGCAGCCCTATCCCTTCTATCTGAGTCACTAGATATGTTTTATCAGTGTAAGGAAAGAATTAAGATGGATGGACTACTGATTAATGATAGATACGGTAATCCAAATAAACACCCCTTACTACAAATCCAAACAGCCTATCAGATACAGATATTAAAGGTAGTGAAAGAGTTAGGACTATCACCCCTAGCAAGTAGTAAGATAGCGGATAAGCCAGAGAAGGAACAGGAAGAGACAGCAGAAGATTTTATAAAGAAATTAACAGCAGGATAAATGAAACATATATATAAAGGTAGTAGTATAAAAATAACTATACCAAATTATGAACAAGGCGGTACTATTACTTTCTACACCGTTAACCCTTCATTTGGAACTACTTATAACGGTCTGAATGAGAATAATGAGGTAATCTTAGTTTGGAGTGACCTAAGAAATTTAGGTAGGGGCGTATTGCAGTATAAGTTAAACAATCCGAGTACTGGAACAGACTATACTAGGACCACAGATTATTATATTGATAGTGACTTAGAGGTATCTGACACTGAGACCCTAGGTAACGTAAGTGATAGGATAGAAAATACTGTTAGCGGTAAGTTGACAGAAAAGATAGATGCAGGTATTGAGAAGGTAACAAGGTCAGCACAGGAAAAACTAGGAACGGTTGATAGTAGGTTGACAGAAATACAGGCAGACTTAACTACTAAATGTCCTTATGTCGGTGGTGATTACTATGTATATAATTACGATAGGTCTACAGGAAGTCTAAAGAAGACCAGCCTATATGTGAAAGGACAGGACGGTAGAAACGGTATAGACGGTAGAAATAAGGAAGTAAGACACAGTCCTACAGACACTACAGTTACGATTAATAGCGGTGAGTTTCATGTGTGGGATGAGGTAGAAAGTCTTAATATTACCCTACAGCCAGCCTCTAACAGTCCTTTCCTAGATGAGTACGGATTTAGTTTTAAGACAGGAAGTACAGCACCTAGAATAAGTCTACCTTCTAATATCAAACTACCACGTACATTTATTATCTTACCAAATCATATCTACACTGTTACTATCTTAGGTACGGTATTAGAGTTTGGTAGTCAATCATTATAAGGTATGAAGAAGTATATTAAAGAAGGACACCTATATAACGGTTACGTAGAATTAGACGGTAAGACAATCATTAACCCAACAGAGGAAGAACTAGTACAAGCAGGATGGCAAGTAGTAGAAGAAAACCCAACTACTGACCAACTAGAAGAAGACGTAGTAGAAGAAGACGTAGTAGAAGAACACAAAGAGCCAACTGAGGAAGAACTACTACAGGCTGCAATAGTACAGAAGATTAATGACATCCGATTTTACGACAGTTCAGATGAGATTAATAGTTTCACAGTAGGCAGTCTTAAGATGTGGCTAGATAAACAGGAAAGGTGTATCTTATACGCTGCCCTACTCGCACATGAACAACTAGGTAAGGAGACGATGACTAAAATTTATCACGGTCACACATTTACCTATCCCTTAGCACAGTGGAGGCAACTCTTAGGACTTATAGAAATATACGCTACAGACTGCTTGAACTGTACAGAAACTCATTTAGAGGCCGTTAAAAGACTTACTAATAGAGAGGAAGTACTAGCATACGACTACAAACAGAATTACCCAGACCCTTTAATACTAGGATAACACAATGATAGATGAGAAGTACAAATCTTATGCAAGGGATGTTTTAGGCGGTAAGGTAGTAGCGTGTGAGTATGTTCGTCTTGCTTGTTCTAGATACTTAAGCTGGTTTGACAAAGAAGATAGGTACTTTGATTCTAAGGCAGTTGATAAGGTAGTTAATTTCTTACAAAAGCTACCACAGTCTACAGGTAAATTTGCTGGCCTACCCCTAGTATTGCAGGAATGGCAGAAATGGGTAGTAGCAAGTATATACGGCTTTAAGTGGTGTTCAGATAATACTAGAGTCGTTAGGGAAGTCTATTTAGAAGTTGCCCGCAAATGTGGCAAAAGTACAATAGCTTCAGCTTTGATGTTATATCACCTCATAGCAGACGGTGAAAATGAGGCACAAGTAATATTCGCAGCGAACTCATTTCAACAAGCACAGTTAGCTTTTACGATGTCCAAGAACTTTATTAGCAGCCTAGATAAGAAAGGTAAGTACTTTAATTATTACAGGGATTCTATCAAGTTTCCCCTAACTAAAAGTACTATGAAGGTTGTTAGTTCAGATGCAGAAAGGCTCGATGGGTTGAATGTAAGTGCTTGTGTACTAGATGAATACCACGCAGCCAAATCTAATAATACTGCAAATGTCTTAACTAGTAGTGTGGGTATGAGAACTCAGCCCCTAATGCTATATATTACTACAGCAGGCTTTGATATGTCTAATCCATGCTACCAACTTAGAAGTACATTTATAAGTATCTTAGAAGGTAAAGCAGAAGATGATAGTATTTTTTCAGCTATCTACACACTTGACAGGGATGACGACATTGAAGACCCTAAGAACTGGGTAAAATGTCAACCAAACCTAGGGCTTACAGTTACAGAATCTTACTTACAATCTGAACTAAGGAAAGCAAAGAATAGCCCTTTATTACTCACTAACTATAAAACTAAGTTAATGAATATCTGGTGTAGTAATGAAAGGGGTGAGTGGATTCCTAGTAGATACATACAGGACTCTATGACACCTATAGACCTACAAGACCCAATATTTCAAGGGTGTACAGGTTATCTAGGTTTGGATTTATCTTCGACTAGTGATATAACAGCAATGACCTTAGTAATACCAACCGACAACATAATCTACTCTAAGTCTTGGTACTACTTGCCACAGTCTGCCCTGCAAGAGAGTAGCAACAGGGATAAGTATAAATTTTGGCAAGGACTAGGTTATCTGGATGTCACAGCTGGAAACGTGGTAGATTATAACAGGGTAATTGAAGATATACAGGCTATTAACAAGATTCTACCTATTGAGTGTATTTCTTATGACCAATGGCAGAGTACAATGGCTATAATCAAGTTAACAGAACTAGGATTTAACTGCCAACCATACAGCCAAACAGTAGGCAGCATGAATAGACCTACTAGGCACTTGGAAATGATAGCACGTAATGGAACACTCAAGCTAGATAAAAACTTAATAACAAGTTGGATGTTTGGTAATTGTGAGATTATGGAAGACAGTAACGGTAATATCAAACCTGTTAAGCAGAATAATAATAGTGAACGTAAGATAGACGGTGCACACTCTACATTAAATGCACTTGGTAAATACTTAGAACAGCCACGATATAATAACGAAATAACAGGATTTAATTTTTAACCATGAAAATACTAGGATTAAATATAAGTAGGGACAAGCCAGAAAAACGAGGCCAACCCTTTTATAACCCTAACTTATCAGAAAGTCTAGGATGGGGTTTTGGTTATCAGTCAGGCAGTGCTATGAGTCTTAGTGCGGTCTATTGTGCAGTTAACCTTATTAGTGACTCTATTGCTACCCTACCTATTCAAGTCAAGGCAAAGAATACAAAGGGAACAGACCTACTAGACAAACACCCACTTTATGACATCTTTACCAATAATCGGATGACACGCTATACATTACTTAAGAATATAGTACAGTCAGTTTTATTAAAAGGTAATGCTTATGTACTGATTGAGAATAAGGGTAAGGATGTAGTAGGACTTAGATACTTACCAGCTGATGATGTACAGTGTAATTATAGGAAGGAAGATAACACCCTTTACTATACCTGTTCATACATCGGGGCTAGACAGATACAACCAAGAGAGATTCTACATTTTCTTAGGTACTCAGTTGACGGTGTACTGGGTATTAGTGTTCTGAGTCATGCAGCAAGGAGTCTCAATATCGCACAACAGACAGAACAAGTAGCGGAGAACTTTTTTAGTAATGGTTGCAACTTAAACGGTATTATCAAGGTACACAGTAATCTAAGTGAGGAACAAAAGCAGGCAATATCTACTAATTGGCGGTCTACATTTGGGCAAGGTAATCAAGGAGGCGGTGTAGTTGTGCTGCCTGTAAATATGGATTATCAGCCTATCAGTATAAACGGTAGTGATGCTCAGATGTTAGAATCTAGGAACTTTAGTGTAGTTGATATAGCTAGATTTTTCAACATATCCCCTGTATTGCTCGGAGACCTAAGCAAAAGTAGTTATAGTAGTGTTGGAGAATCTAACTTACAATACCTTACTTACACGCTTAACCCCTATATTGTGATGATAGAGGAGGAATTAAACAGGAAACTAACAAGCGGTACAGGGTTAGAAATAGGCTTAGATGAGACTGCAATACTGAGAACGAATAAGGCAGAACTAGCAGGGTACTATAATAGTCTCCTTAGTATGGGTGTACTTAGTATTAATGAAGTGAGACGACAGCTAGGATATAACCCAGTTGAAAATGGAGATAGTCACAACCTAGCCTATAATGATGTATCTAAAACTAACCTAACAAGTAGTACAGATGAGGAAGGATAACAACATAGAAGTACGTGCAATCAGAAGTACCCCAGTAGTAAATCCAGACAGTAGAACAGTAGAAGGTTATGCAGTAGTTTTTAACAGCCAAAGTGAAGACCTAGGATTTTATGAGACTATTAACCCTACTGCAATCACTGAGGAAGTACTAAAGAGGTCTGATGTGTTTTGCCTATTTAACCATGACCAAGACAAAGTACTAGCTAGGTCTAAATATGGTACAGGTAGCTTACAATTACAACTAGATGAACAAGGGCTTAAATATACCTTTACAGCACCAAATACGGATCTGGGTGATGAACTTTTAGAATACCTTAGACGTGGTGACATTGATAGTAGTAGTTTCGCTTTTACTATCTCATTGGATGAAGGTAGCGAGGTATGGACGACTGGAACAGACGGCAAGCAATACAGGGAGATACTTAAGATTGATGAGTTACACGATGTTAGCCCTGTTTGGAATCCAGCTTATAGTAGCACCTCAGTTAGTCAGAGAACACTAGATAAACTTAACCAACTAAGAGAAATGCAGGACGAGAAAGAGAAAGAAGTACAGGAAGAGACTGTAGAGAAGACTGATGAGGTACAGGAAGATAAAGAAGTACCAACACAGGAAGAAGTAGAAAAGAAAAACACTGACACAGAGGACGAGAAAGAGAAAGAGCAGGAAGAAACTGTAGAGAAGTCTGATGAGGAAGTAGAGGAAGACGAGAACAAGGATAACGATGTTGAGGATGAAGATAAGGAAGATAAAGAGACACGCTCAACACGTACACACAAACATATTAATATTAATACGATGAAAGAACAGAGATTTAGTTTACTCAAGGCTATTAGAAATGTAGCAGAAAACAGACAGCAGGACAAGGTAACGGCAGCAGTTTGTAATGAGGGTATGAAGGAAATGAGGGCAGCAGGTCTTAATACAGTAGGTCAGATTTATATCCCTACCATGGAAACTAGAGCAGCCGTAACAGTTGCCTCAGAGGGTGCAGATGTAGTAGCAACAGACTTATACGATATTATTGAGCCTCTCCGTGCAAAGAATGTCCTAGTACAGGCAGGTGCTAAGTTCTATACAGGCTTGACTAATAATGCACAGATTCCTGTAATGACAGGCTCTAATGTGAACTGGGCAGGTGAGACAGCAGCAGCAACAGACGGCAATGTACTGTATAATAATGTAACACTCACTCCAAAGCGTTTGACAGCTTATGTTGACATTTCTAAGATGTTGCTTGCACAGGATTCTATCGGTGTAGAGAATGCAATTAGGCAGGACTTGATTAACGCTATTAACTCTAAACTTGAGTCTACAATCTTAGGCAAGGGTGCTAAGTCAGCTACAAGCCCAGCAGGTATCTTCAACGGTAAGACCCCGACTAAGGTTACAGATTTTGAGGGCTTAGTAGGTCTTGAGGCAAAGGTTGAGGAGGCTAATGTATTGGGTGGTATATCTTATATTGCCTCACCTTCTGCACGTGCTAGTTTTAGAAACATGATGAAGGGTTCTAGAGGTACAGCTCAGCTTGCTTATACTGATGGCACATTGGACGGTACACCAGTTTACTCAACATCAAATGTAGAGGCTAAGACCTTTGTAGTAGGTGATTTCAGTAACCTAGCTATCGGTAGTTGGGGCGGCATTAACTAACGGTAATTTCAGTGTCGCTTAATAGTAATATTAAGATAAACCCCAGATTAAAACTAAGTTACTAGTAAATTGTAGCTTAATATAATCTATTAAAAACGCTGGGAACAATTATAAATTAAATCAGCGTCTTATCTAGTAAAATAGATAAGTTCAACGACTAAGGAATAGATACCCTACTTAGAGGGTAATGATATAGTCTAAACTTGTATGGAAACATACAGATACATAATAACTCAAATATCCCAAAAAACACAACTTTAATAAACTAATGAGGAGCGGTATATATAAATGGACGTCTCCCAGTGGTAAATCTTATGTAGGTCAAGCAGTAGATTTGGATAGAAGGTATAGGAGTTTAAGTGCAACCTAAACGCTAAACCATATACTAAACTAGGCTCAGCTATAGATAACGCTAGGCATAAATATTCAGACTTTGAAAGTTGGAAATATGAAGTACTGGAAGAAATAGACACTACAGGTAAGAATAATGTACAGATTAAAGCCATACTAGATAAGAAAGAGATATACTATATAGAGAAGTATAACACTTATAGAGAAGGTTATAATAGTACAGCTGGAGGAGGTGGTACGTTAGGTTTTCACGTACCTAGAGACTTATTAATAAAGGCATTTAAGAAGCGTAGAAGTTACAAAGGTAAGAATAACCCTAACTATGGAAAGAAACATAGTATGGAGGCTATAGAGAAAATGAGGCAGGCACGCTTAGGAATTAAACCAAGTAGAGAGGCACTACTTAAAAAAAGTAAACCTGTAAATCAGTATGACCTAGAAGGAAATTTTATAAGAACTTGGGAACTAGGTGCAAGTGAGGCAATGAGAGCTTTATCTATAGACAAATCTACTATAATGAGGGTTTGCCAAGGTAAAGGTAAGACAGCAGGCGGATTCAAATGGGGATATTTGAGTTAGGAAGTATTGTGATATTACCGTTGACCAATACTCACAGGCAGTTAATGGCTTAATCCGCTTAGTAGTCAATACTTACTTTGATGCAGCACTTATCAGACCAGAGGCATTCCAGTTTGGTACGTTCGCAGTCTAAATAGTTAACATTGTTTCTATATGTACGTAAATTTACAGCAACTAAAAAAACATCTTAACATTGATTCTAGCTTTCATGATGACGATGAGTACCTAGTAGATTTGGAACAGGTAGCCGAAAATGCAGTAGAACGACATATAGATGATAAGTTTGAAAATATCTTAATAGCTAGTGGGAGGACAACATTACCGCCTCCCCTAGTTCAATCTATATTAATTCTAACAGCAAACTTATACGCTAACCGTGAATCAATAGCTTTTAGTAGTCACACAGAGCTACCCTATAGTCTTACCTACTTACTAGACTTATACAAGAACTATAGTAAGAGGTACACAGGCGGAAAGGATAAGGTACGGCAATGAGAACAGGACTACTAAGAGACACCATAGCAATTTATCGGACTGAAATAATACAAGATGATTTCGGAGGTACTACTAATCAACACCGCCTATTAACAACTACTAGGACTAATGTAGGCTATAAGACAGGCACACGAGAGGTAGTAAATGATGAAATAGTCTATACCTATCAAGTTACTTTTGAAGTGTGGCAGTACGTTAATATACAGGAACACACAGACTATATAATGTACAAGGATAAGAAGTACAGGGTCTTAAGTGTCATTCCAGTACCTGCACAGCAAAAGAAGGTAATAGAAACAGAGCTAATCAATGAATAACGACAACTTAGAACTAACAGGGGCGGAAGAACTTGTTAAGAGATTTACAGAACTTACAGGACGAGAGCAAACCAAAGCTAAAAACACTGCACTAAAAAAAGGTAGTGATATTCTAGTTAAGGCAGCTAGGCAGAGTCTCAGAACAGTAACAAAGGGCTATAACCGTCCTAACTGGTGGAATGGTAAAACGCTAGAGTCTGGTATCAAGTATAGTAAGCCAAGTAGGGATAGTGATACAGCTAAGGTGCATATTTTGGGAGATTTTAGACTTAAGTTTTTTGAGTTGGGTACACAATTGAGACGTACTAAGGCAGGTGCTAGTAGGGGTGTTCATAAGCGACATAGTTTTTTCCAACCCACTGTACAGGCTAAGATGTCAGAAGTTGAGGACTCTATGGGTAGGTTATTTTCTGAGTCTATTGATAAGATATGGAATAAGAAGTAATGGAGAGTTTAGAATTAGGTAGGGTTGTAAAATCTATCCTACTACAAGACGAGGAATTAAGTAGGCAAGTAGGAAGTAAAGTATTTCCACTAGTCGCTGATAAAGGTACTAGTTTCCCATTCATTGTTTATCGAAGGGACGGACTAACACCTAGCACTAATAAAGATAAGCTAGTCTATGATACACAGGTTAGAATGTCTTTTATAGTGGCAAGTAGTGATTATAGACAGGGGCTAGAGATATGCAGTAAGGTAGTAGATGTCTTACTAGCAAACCAAGGTAGAACTATAGGGGGACTTGAAATAATAGACCTAGAACTACAAGATACTAGCGAGGAATACAGGGAAGACACATTCCTACAGCTACTTAGTATAACAGTAAATATAAAAAATAAATAACATAATATGGCAAGTGTAACCAAAGGACGTGACCTAATGCTTTTTATTAATGGAAAGTCTATCGCTTTTGCAACTAGTCACAGTCTTTCTATTAGCCAAGATACTACAGAAACTACTAGTAAAGATTCTGGCGGTAAGTGGGTATCAGCACAGGCAGGTAAAATTAGTTGGGAAATGTCAACTGAAAATCTAATGTCAAATGATGGTGAAGGTGTAGGCTTTGAGGCACTCTTTGATATAATGACTGCACAGACCCCAATAGATGCAGTATTTGCCCTAGAGAAGAACTATAAGACTAAGGCAGATGAGGTAACTAAAGGCGGTTGGGTTCCTTCAACTACTGGCACATATACAGGCAAGGTATTAATTACCTCCCTAGAGTGTTCAGCACCAAATGAGGATAACGCTACATTTTCTGCTACTTTTACAGGTGTCGGTGCGCTTAAGAAGGTGGCAACAGCATAATAGAAATAATAATGAAACAGGGCTATACCTATTATATCCAAACTTAACAAGGGTGTAGTAGGTAGCCCAATAATTTTTTAATCATGAATACAGTAACTATTAATAACAAGGAATACAAATTAAAGTATAGTGTACGTGCTATGATGTTATTTGAGGCAGCAGCTAATAAACTATTTAGCCTAGATACACTTAGCGACCAGTACCTTTTTTTGTATTGTTGTATCTTAGCAGGTAATAAAGACACTGACCTTACATTTGATAAACTCTTAGACAGCCTAGATGAAGACCCTAGAATTTTTACAGTCTATACAGAGTTCATGAAAAGGGAATTATCAAGACAAGCAGAGTTTAAGGGTAAGGATGACACTAAGAAAGGTGAGGATAAGGGAAAAAACTAGGAATGGCAGATGTATTTAGTATCTTAGTATTTCAAGGCAACCTAGACCCCGAGTATGTACTAGACAGGATGAGTATGTTAGAATTACACGTACTAGTTAAGAATCTGTACAGGGCTAAACAGGATGACTGGGAGATAGGGAGACAGGCTATTTTTACATCTGCCAAGGTAATGGGTGGCACTAAAGAGAATAACCCACGAAAATTTATGCCCTTACCATGGGATAACTTAGAAGGTAGTACAGGTGATAAAGACCCACTACCAACCAAGGAGGACATAGAAAGACTTAAACAGAAAGCGAAGGAATATGGCACAAGATTTAGTAACCAAAATAAGACTTGATGATAAACAGTTTAAGTCCATTATAGATAAAGTAAAAAGTGAAGTAGGTAATACTGAGACTGTATTTAAGCAGGGTAGCGGTAATATCAAAAGGGAACTAAAAGCAATCCAAGGCGAGCTAGCTAATATGCTGCTCAATGGTGTAGACCCTGCTAGTGAGAAATTCCAACAACTAGCAGCAAGGGCAGGTAGTATCAAGGACGCTATGGGTGATGCAAAGGCAGTAGTAGGTGATTTTGCTAATGATGTACGAGGCCTAGCAGGTATAACTGATGTAGCAGGTAGTGTAGTAGGTGCTTTTCAAGTAGGTGCTGGTGCTATGGCTATGTTTGGTGTCGAATCAGAGGAGGCACAGCAAACCCTTACTAAACTTGCTGGGGCTATGAGTGTGTTGAATGGTATCACACAGCTACAAAATACCTTCATGGACCAGTCAAGCGGTACATACAGGGCTTACCATGCACTACTTAGGTTAGTAGGGGTTGAACAAACAAACCTAACTACTACAGTCTCAGCTAATACTACAGCACAGGCTACAAATACGACAACACAGGTAGCAGGGACAACAGCACTAACAGCTAATACGACAGTTAAACAGGCAAATGCAGTAGCGACAACTGAAACTACCACAGCCACAGCAGCAAATACCGTAGCCACAGAAGGAGCAACAGTAGCAACAGGAGGACTAACAGTAGCACAAGGGGCAGCAACAGTAGCAAGTAAAGCCCTAAGAGTTGCCTTAAGTGCAATTGGTATAGGTATTCTGATTTCCCTAGTAGCAGCACTGTATCAGAAATTCGAGGACATAACAGATAGCTTTAAGACGGCAGAAGGAGCTAGTAGTAAGTTAGCGCAAGCATGGAATAAGTTTAAGGTAATTGCAGTAGGTGTAGGTAATGCAATTTGGGAACACATGATCTGGCCACTTAAGATGTTTGTAGGTATGGTTAGGGATGCGATTAACGGAGATTGGGATAAGATTGCAAGTAACGCTATATCTGCTTTCAAAGGTGGCCACGATGTAATAGGTAACTATAATTATGCAGCTAACAAAGAACTAGCTAAGCAGAATAAGGAGGCTAGGGAACGTGAAACCAAGGCACAAGAAAAAGCCCTAAATGATTGGTATGAGGCTGAGAATGCAAAGCACGGACAATCACTAAGCAGGGATATTATCTACCACCAGAAGAGACTAGCTTTATTTAAGAAGGGTAGTGAGGAATATAGGCAAGAATCCAACAAGCTAGAAGAGGCAGTTAGACGACAGAGAGAAGAAACTAGTAAGAAGTCAGCAAAACTAGCAGCAGACCAACGAAGGGCAAGTGAACAAGCAGCACGAAAAGCAGAGGCAGCATGGAAGGCAGCAGCAGCCAAGGCACAGAGAGCAGCAGAAGAGGCAAAGCGGAAAGCAGAAAAGATAGCAGATGACCAAAAGAGCCTAAAGCAGACTATCGAAACTGAGACAGTCAATAATAATAAGGGTAGTAGGAAGGTTGAGGAAGACCAGCTTAAAAATGCGTATGGGTCTGATAAGAACAATAATGTAATCAATACGCAAGCAGCACTAAACAACCAACTTAAGCTAATTGAAGACTACTACACTAAACTAGAAGAACTCAGAAAGGCAGAGACGGCTGAGGAGATATTAGCGGTAATTAACAAGTATAACACCCTAGCAGAGAAGGCACACGGTAACACTGAACTACTCGAACAGCTAGAGAAACAGAAACAGGCAGCAATATCTAACATACAGGCTAAGTATGCCAATGAATATGCAGAACGACTAGACCAAAGGGCAAAGGATGAGAAAGAGGCAAGTGATAAGCTACTAAACCCACTAATCGACAAAGCAAAGCAGTTAGGACAGGAACTAGGTAGAAGTTTAGACCTTAAGGGACTTGATTTTTCAGCACTTACTAAACTTACTGAGGAGCTACAGAAGTCAGTAGATGGTATGAAAGAACTCCAAAAGGTTAAGGATAGCTTAGGTAGTTTTGAGAATAGCGGTATTACTAGGATGTTAGAGGATGCCAAGGCCTTACAACAGATACTAGGTAGTAAGATGGCTAGTGACGGTGAGAAGATAGGTGCTAGTATGGTGTTTATGTCTCAAGCAATACAACAACTAGGACAAGACAGTGCAGCAGCCAAAGCTGGTTTAGTCTTACAGGCAATAGGTCAGATTATCTTAGGTTTTGCACAAGCCAGCGCACAGGATTCTAAACTAGGCGTTATTGGTTGGGTCGCAGCGATTGCAGCAGGTACAGCCGTGATGATTTCGACTATATCACAGTTACAATCATTCTCACAGGGTGGTATTTTCCAAGGTAGTAAGACAGTAGGAGACCATAACTTAGCTCGAGTGAATGCAAATGAGATGATACTGACTACAACCCAACAGAGCAATCTATTTAGGTTACTTGATAACAATACAGCAGGCCTAGGAGGTGGTGTAGGTGTAAGTAGTGTAAGGGTGAAGGGTAGCGACTTATACCTAGCTCTACGCAATTACAGTAAGGTTCAGAGTAAGACAGGAAGGAGAGTACTATGATATTAAGAGGTGAATTTAGGGACTTATCGGATGAACTACTAACCGTCCTAATTAAAAGTGGTGGTAGTGGTACTGTTAAGGAGATAGGCAAGGACGGTTTATACTTTGCTGCTGACCCTGTACATATTGAAGAAAGTATAGAAGACATAACAGAACACGTAATAAGAAAGTCAGCTACTATTAACTTAGTTGTGGATAATTATTTAGGTGACATTCTATTTACTGGGGCTGCTAGGGACATAGTAGTTAACGTATGGAAGGGTAGTGAGTGTGTTTTTGCAGGATATGTAGAGCCAGCAACATATAGCCAACCCTTTAATACTAGTGTCGAGGAATTTACCCTAAACTGTACTGACTTTCTTAGTACCCTTCAATATACAAGTTACAAAAATATAGTACCCTTAAACTATAGACAAGCGGTACAGGAGGCAGGTAGTACTAGTTTTAAGCAGGTCATAGATGGAATGTTTGACACTAGGGGACTAAATCTAAACAACAACCAAAAGCCTAGATTATTATATGACCAGTCTAAGGGAACAGCGAAGGGAAAAGAAGGTACAGTATTTGATGAGCTATGTGTTAGTGAGTTGTTTATAATTGGTAAGGATGAGGATAGCACGTGGAAAAATGAAGACCTACTAAAAGAAGTCATGCAGTATCTTAACCTACATATCAGACAGGAAGGATTAGACTTTTATATATATGATTGGGACACACTTGTACAGGGTAAGGAAGTAGAGTGGCTAGATATAATGACAGGTGAGGTAGTAAGTAAGCAGCCACAGTCTATCATAATCAACCCAGAACACTATGCAGGTAGCGATACAAGCCTTAGTACAAGTGAAGTAGTTAATCAGTTCCAATTATCCTGTAGCCTAGAAGGACAAGACACTGTTATAGAATCACCACTAGCAGAAGACAGTCTAAAATCACATTACAAAGGTCAGCAGCTAATACTCACTGAAATTAGTAGCCAAGGTAGTGGTAAGAGTGCAAACGAGGCTTTTAATGCAGCAGTAAAGGGACAGCCTACTACTTATGATGCGTTAACAGAGACAGATTGGTACATGAGGTCTATGTATAACCCGTCATGGAAGTTACGTAGGAGTGAAGATATGTTAGAGGTAGATGAGAACGAAACAGGTATTAATCAGCATAAAGTTGCACAGTACCTAAGAGACCACCCCCTTACACCTGCCCTACTTAGACTTGGTAGTGTTGAAAGAAAAGCTAAGGCAACAGATAACAGCCCCACTAGTAAGATAGACACTGATAACTACATAGTAATTAGTATAGGCGGTAATGAAAATGACACAGCAGAAGGACACAAACCTAGCGATAACGACCTTAAGAATTGTTCCCCACTGATTGAGTATGTAGGGAATAAGAGTGGAGGTGTATTTAGTCCTAGTGATGAGAGTACTACAAATTATCTAGTATTTAGTGGTAGCTTATTAATGCAGCCTATCTTATATGAAAGTGGTATAGGTAGGGCTAGTAGGGTATCTAGTTATGACCAAATACTTAAATATGGGGCTAGGAAGACACAGGGAAAAGAGTACACCGCTATAGTCCCATTCTATGACCCACCTAAAAGAGATAATGTATTTGACCTTCGTAATTTAGACAGTAACCTAGTTAAATCTCAAAATAATTCGGAAGGGCGGTATTATACTAGGAAACATTATAGCGCAACTTATAATACCGACAAGCCAACCTATAATAGTGGTGGTAGTTACTTTCAACCCTGGACCAAAGATAAGGCAGCACAGGGATTAAAGTTTGAGTATAGTAGTGTAGGTGATAGTACAGATAAGTATAGTAAACTCCCTATCCTAGAATGTGAACTTAAGATAGGGTCTAAGTATTGTGTAGAGACAGTCTTAGATGTGTACGGTGATAGTAGGTTTGAATGGTTAACACTTGATGAGATTAAAGCTAGACCAGACCTAACCTATAAGGACGATGACGGTACTACTAAATATAAAACCACTATGTCCCTAGGTATTAATCCTAAAATAGGAGACTTTATCGTAGGACAGGAACACAGTCTACAAAATACAATAGATTATACTATGAACTTAGACGGCAAGGAAGGAACGGCAATACCGATTAAACAAAGTGACAGGCTAAGCGGTAAAGTTAGTTTTAAGATACTTGCACCTATTCAGTTAGTTTGGGATAAGATAGTAAGAAGACACCCAACGTTTTTTAGGTCTACTAAGTGGAGCAGTGGTAGTAGGTATATCTTAGCACACACAGAGAATATCATTATTAAAAACTTTGCTTGTAATATTGTAAGTGATAATGGTAAGCAGGAAAGTATGGGAGATAATGACCTAATCTACTCTAGTGCAGCACAGACTAAGTATATAAATAAGCATGATGGGACAGAGTTCAAATTTATTACCCAACTTAGCAGTAGTGAGAGTGTGGAAAAAGGGATTAAGAATGAAGTATATCTAAACAGTGTCTTTAATACTGCTACAAGTCTACCAGTGAGGAGTATATATAATAAGGTGCTTGATGAGACAGGTAAGGCAGAGGAACACTATGTAAGCCAGTATTATAATTTCATGTCAAGGCCTAGACTAAAAGTAGAGGTAACAATGAACGACACAGGGATAGATTTTACTAGTACATATCAATCTAAGACCCTAGGTAAGAAGTTCCTAGTACAGTCAGTTAGTAGGGACATTAGAAATAAAACAGCGAGGATAACACTAATAGAGATATGATAGATGTAGTAAGTTATGCAAAGAAAAAGGAAAGTGTAGGCAGTGGTGGTAGTGGTGCAGGTGGTGGATTAGGTGGCAGTCAGAATAGTACCTTAGAGCCTCACTTACTTTGGGGACAAGTTTATGATGGAAGACACGACATAAGCGGAGACCTATTAGGAGTTGGTAATATCGAAAGTGACGGTAATATTAGTGCAAAGGCTATCAACACACAGGCAGGTAAGATAGATAGCGTAACAGGGCAGGAACTTAGATACACAACTATTATAGGAGGTAGTGTAAGTGCAACAGATTCTAACATTACTAACCTAACTACTACCTCACATACAAGCCAATCACTAACCACCACAAACCTAAACAGTGATACAGGAACTATAACCGATCTATCCACTCAAACACACAATACCCAACAGTTGACAGCTAAGGGAGTAGATACAGAGAGATTAACAGGTAAGGATATAGTAGTAGATAATCTGACAGTCAACAAAGCAGCACATTTCTTTAGTCTTAGCGTTGATGAGATAAAAGCGACACAAGGGCAGATTATAGTTACCCCTGCTAGTGCTATCATAGAGAAGGTAGAAATACTGCAAAACGGAGATTATAGGTGCTTGTGGAAAAATACAGATAACCTAACATCTACTACACAGACATTTAGTACAGGAGACTTAGTAGTATGTCAGACCTTCAATACAGGACAATCTAGGTATTATTGGAGATTATGTACTGAGGCAGGTAATAGTGAAGGTTGGAATTATATTACCCTTAGCAAGACAGATAAAGACCCTGCTAGTGTGAGTGAACCGATGAAGGGGGATAATATTGTGCAGTTAGGTAATAGGACTGACACCACAAGACAGGCAGCTATTATTATCAGTGCATATAATACAGGCTACCTAGATAAGACAGTAGTAGCCCCTTCTATTGTACAGTACCAAGGAATCAATGACTACAACCTAGAGACACACAGGCTAAATGTAATCAGTGTAGGTAAGAATATATTTAGCGGTGAATTTAAGGTAGACAATGGAAAGACACTTGAATCCTACATAGCAGACAGGATTAAGTTAACCGCTAGTGGGACACCTTATATATCTGGGAGTTCTGGAAATTGGATGGTATGGGACCAAAACCAGAACAAGTATAAGGATAGTGGTATTAGTGCAGCAGGTAGGAACGGACAAGATGCACCTACACCTATTATAAAATCTGGGGTATGGTGGGTAGGAAGTACAAACACAGGTATCTCAGCAGTAGGTCAGAAAGGAGATAAAGGAGATAAAGGAGACCGAGGCGAAAAGGGAGAGCGTGGTAGTGACGGACAAAGCCCCAGAATAGTTGATAATGTGTGGTGGGTAGGCAGTACTAACACCAACGTACCTGCAAGGGGGCAAGATGGTAGAGACTTAGACCCGACACCAATCTATAAACTCTATGACAGGGGCGGTAGTGTAGCAGTGGTAGATACAAACAACAAGCTAACCCTAAACATTGACTTAGGACTGATTAAGGTAGAAGGTCAGAGTGCAAGTAGTATTAGTTCTGATAATACACCTGCTAATAAGATACAGTATAGCGGTGGACTTATTGGAATTAACAGGGAAGGCAGATTTAAGCACTCACAGGAACTACCATACACAGGACAGACCACCTTTACCTTTAACCTGCTAAGTGGTGAAAAGCTGGTAGACTCTTATACTATCCCAGTTACAGTCTTGCCTAACACCGTTTTTAGTGTGACTGAAAATATTAAGGCACAAGTACAAGACACAAAGCAGAGTATTAATAATGTTAGCGGTAGGATAGGAACTGTTGAGAATAAGGTTACACAACTAACTCAGACGGCAGATACTATTAAGACACAGGTACAGAATAATAAGGCCAACCTAGACACCGTAACAGGAAAGATTAGGCAGGCAGAAAGTAGTATTAGTAGCCTCACACAAAAAGCAGAAAGTATAGAGCAGACTGTAACAGGGACAAGGACAGAACTAGATAACCTTAAGAAGACCACAACACGAGACATTAACACACTCAGACAGACAGCTAGCGAGACAGAAAGCAAGGTGTCGAGGGTTGAAGAGACCGTTAGGGATTTCAGTGTTGGAGGTCAGAACTTATTAAATGGTGTTGTAGATTTTAGACAGCCTACCCCACTCTTACACACTAGCAAAGACAAAGACGGTTACTTTTATTATAGAGGTGTAGAGTCTGAATTATTGGAGGCAGGTAAGAAATACACGCTACAGTTAAAAAGTGACGGTTTTTTAGCTAGGGAACATAAGGAAGGACAAGGTAGTAAGTCTTTCACAGTGTGGTTATGTGGTAAATCTGATAACCTACTTTTTACTAGTGCTAATAGTGTGGGTGATGATTGCGTGTGGACCTTTACCTGCCCTACCACCGACCACTACATACTAAGACTAAATTCCTATAGTGATGGTGTTAAGTATGAAAGTATAAAGTTCTGGGACATCAAGGTAGAGGAAGGAAATATAGCGACAGGTTGGAGTCCTAGTAGCAGTGACCTATATAATTACTATAGCAGGAACAGGGTAGGGTTTGATTTTGTACAGAACTTTCCTAACGACCACCACCCAGCCCAAAGTATTTCCTACGACCACAGTACAGACACCATAACTATGTCTTACAATATTAGCAAGGCAGGGGGACAATTACAGGACATAGATTATACCGTCTTGTTTGATAGTAATAGCAGTGCAATTCCAAACGGCTTATACCTAGTTAGATTCACACCCTACCTAAGTGCAGCAGATGTAAGGTTACTAGTGGAGATTGTTAATAAGAATAGTACACAAACCCCTATAGATTATTCACAGCCTGCACACATGATTAGCGGTAATGAGGTAAGCAAGGTAATAGAGGTAAAGGATAACTACTTAAGAATATATTTTGAGTCAGCACACCAAGCAGGACAGGACACTACTAGAGATTGGAGTATTGCCTTAACAGGTTTGAAAGTTACTAGAATAAGCAGTACTGAGTCATTCCTAAAACAAAGTGCAGACCTTATAGAGGCTAAAGTTAGGGGTGGTAATATTATTCTAGATGCAAAGCGTGTAAAGGTCAGAAATGGCAATACTGAGACGGCCCTGTTTGAGAATGGTAAGATTAAGACTCGCTATATTGAAAGTCAAGAAGGATTATTTAGTGTTAGTGATGACGGTTTTTATTATCGTGGTACTGTTAAGGATGTTGAAAATGAAACGGTAGAAACTAAGATACATAACCACGGCCTTAGTACTAGAGTGGACGAAACTGTACTAAAAGAGGGTATATTTCAGTCTGTTAAATTATCCCCATACAGCCGAGACACTAACCTAGATATAATTAGTAACAGTGAAGAGGCGGTTAGTATTAGTAGCGTTAGTAATAATCTAGAGGCTGCCCTATCTATAACGGACGGTGCAGTGTATGGACTTAGAAACCTAACTAGGCGATACAAAGGTGGAAACTATACCCTAGACACTTATGTTAAAAATGTGATTGTTACAGGTGCAAGTGACCTAGAAAACCAAATCCAAGGTAGCCAAATAACTTACCTACAATTACCAGACAATGACCTACTAACTAAAGGAATGTTAGGGCCTAATCCAACAAGTGCAGAACGTGTAAAGTATATTAATAAGTATCACAGTACACCAGAAAACTTACAAGCAGGACAGGAATACATTATATATAAGCGAAGTAGTGGAAGACTAGAAATAAGCGTAGACACTGACCCACGTAAGAAAATTAGTATAGTAAAATATAATCAAGGTAATATAGAAGTAGTTAGGTCTGCAACGTTCCCTGTAAACTGGATAGGTGTTATTAAAGTCTTGTATGACGGTCAGAATTGGAACTTATATGTAGATTCAACTAACTACTAACAAATACTAAACTACTATGAAATTTGAGAGAGAACACAGAGACCTAGTAAGTTACATGACAGCAGTACTATTAATTATTAGTGGTATTGTGTTATCATTCTTTAGTTTCTTTATTTTACACCTAATTGAAAATTCTATACTTGGATTCTTAAGTCTTGGAATTACGTTTGCTGGTGCAGTCTTTGGAATTACTCAGATACTTAAAGAGAAGTTTGAGGCCTATAAGATTAGCACAAACAAGGCAATAGTTAAGAAACTGAAAGAACAGGGAGAGGATAAGGATAAGAAAGGAGATAGTGAATAGGTCTTTGCAGTCCGTGGTATCTAGTAAAGGGTATCACGGACAATCTTTTTTTAACTCTTTTTAGTACAACAGGATATTATTTTATTTTGATAGTTGAAATATTCTACCTATATTTGCAGTGTATTAATTAAAAACATTAGCAATATGAAACAGACTAAGAAATTTGATGTAGTGTTTAATGATTCAGCAGATAGTAGCTGTAAAGGTTTTAATGAGAGCTATGAGTACTGCCTAGACTATATTAAGACTTATAACGGTACAAGTTATAGTTATTTTGGAGACTATAAAGGAGGTACAGTTAGCATAGTAGAGAGTGAGACAAGGGAAGAGGTATATAGTGAACCTGTTAAGTAAGTAGTACAGATAGCCCAGTCTTTTATTAGGTTGGGCTTTTAATTTTTCTAAAGGTATGGCAAGATTAAGTAGTGAGCAGCAGGAAGAGGTAGTTAGGCTATATAGAAGTAAGAAGTATAGCATAAAAGAAATACTAGCACTGACAGGGATAGGCAGTGAACAGACAGTGTATAGAATATTAGCAGGTAGGGATGATATAGAAATGATGAGAAGAACAAGCCCTACTAAGAAATATAGTGTTAACCTAGATACTGAGGCGGTTAGGGTCTTAGATACAGTTAACCCTAGAAATATTAGCCAGTGGATTAATGACCTAATTGTTAAAGCTGGTGAGGACTTGATGATTAGAATAGAGACAGACAAGACAGAACAGGCTAAGGAGGTACTACAGGGGTTAGGGCTTGAATATAGACTTAGCAGGGAACAGGTTAAGAATAGATGGGCTAGTATGAAAATCCCAAGCCTAACCTATGACAACCCAGCAACTAAGGAACTAATCGACAGTGCTATTAACTTTACCCTACAGAAGACTAACTACTTTACAGTGGACGGTGGCAAGATAGAAATAGAGGTAGGTATGAAGGATAGAAAGAAGGTAATAGAGGCACTGAAAGAATTAGGTATAGAGGTAAAAGATAGGGCTAAGAAACTAACTACCCTAACAGAACAGCTACAGGAACAGATTAGACAGGGTAGTATGAATGAAGATATACAGGCTGAACTAAGGAGGCTTGGTAAGAGTAGCAGACATTATTATACAGTTGCCTATGAAGTACTAGATAGGGCAGGATATAGATTTAACCCTAGCAAGCACCCAGCAAGCCTAGAACAAAGTAAGTGGGCTGAGACATTCAAAGAGACAGGGGATAGAAGGACATTAAAAAGCAACCTAGACCTAATAGTAGAAGACGATACAGACAAGCTAGGGACACTAATAGAAGGTATTTTGTATAGTGTACATTCAGAATCTTAG